AAGCAGATCGACCAGAACGTCACCATCGACCTCAGTGGCGCCATGCAGGCGGCGCAGGAGAGGCTGGATCGGGCTCGGACGGTTGATGCGCCTGTGAGGAGGATCGATGCCACCTAAAGTCCAGATGGTCAGCACCCCGGACAAGGAGCAGGCCCTCATCACCGAACTGCTCCAGTTCAAGTACGACCCCGAAGGGTTCGCCCGGTATGCGTTCCCCTGGGGCGTGAAGGGCACACCGCTGGAGAAGATCCAGGGACCGCGGTCATGGCAGATCGGCGAGTTCCGCCGCATCGCGGACCATCTGCAGTTGGACATCGAGAAGGCACGCATCGGACTACCCTCGTCGCCCCTGTACGTTTCGATCTCAAGCGGTCGAGGCATTGGGAAGTCGGCGTGGTTGGCCATGCTTGATATGTGGGTGGCTTCCTGTTGGATTGGTTCGACGACCATCGTGACCGCCAACACGGAAACACAGCTTCGGTCAAGAACGATGGCGGAATTAGGCAAGTGGCAAGTCATGGCCATCAACCGGCACTGGTTCGAGAAGTCCTCCATGTCCATGCGACCCGCGAGTTGGTTCGTCGAGTTGGTCGAGACCCAACTCAAGATGGACACGCAGTACTACTACGTCGAGGCACAGTCGTGGTCCGCAGAGAACCCGGATGCGTTTGCCGGGGCGCACAGTCAGATCGGGATGATGGTTCAGTTTGATGAGGCCAGCGGCATTCCGGATCCGATCTGGCAGGTCACTGAGGGCTTCTTCACCGACATGGCGCCACTGCGTCTGTGGTTGACCATCAGCAACCCTCGACGGAACACAGGACGCTTCTTCGACTGCTTCCACAAGGATCGAAACTTCTGGGACTCTCGGTACGTGGACAGTCGAACGGTCGAGGGGGTGGACACAGCCGTCTACCAGCGCATCGCGGACAAGTATGGTGAGGACAGCGATGTGACTAGGGTGGAGGTACGCGGCGAGTTCCCGCGTACCGGATCCAACCAGTTCATTGGGCGCGAGGTAGCGCAGTACGCGGCTGACCGGGAACTGGTGCCGGACGATGGGGCGCCGCTGCTCATGGGGATCGATGTTGCCCGGTTCGGGTCAGACTCCTCGGTGTTTCAGTTTCGCCGGGGGCGTGACGCCCGCACCATCAAGCCGATGCGGTTCAAGGGTCTCGACACCATGGCGCTGGCGGGCGAGGCTGCAACGGCGATTGAACGGATCAAGCCTGACGCGGTGTTCGTCGACGGGGGCGGGGTCGGGGGTGGCGTGGTCGACCGGCTCAAGATGCTCGGCTATCGGGTGATCGAGGTTCAGTCCGGGGAGAAGGCCCGCGACGAGGAGCGATACCTGAACCGCAGGATTGAGATGTGGGACGCCATGAGGGAGTGGTTGGTCTACGGCTGTATTGACAAGGACGAGAGCCTCATCGACGACCTGACAGGTCCGGAGTACGCGGTCCACCTCAAGGGTCAGTTGAAACTCGAAGGCAAGGATGCGATGCGCAAGCGGGGGTTGCCGAGCCCCGACAACGGAGATGCGTTGGCGTTGACCTTCGCGGAACCTGTGGCGCGGAACGATGCCGCCACATCTCGCCGGCGCATGGGCACCCACCATCGGGAGGCCTTGACAGAGTACGACATCTTCGCTAACGTGTGATACCATCGGCCCTGTTTGAAGGAGGTACACCCATGTCCGGTCTCTTTGGCTCCAAGCCCCAGATCCCCGCAGCAGCGGCTGTGACCCCCACCGTTGCAACTCCAGCGGTCCAAGCAGCGTCCGACGCCCAGCGCATGCGCTCCCGCGCTGCCTCGGGGCGTGCTGCCACCATGCTGACCAGCACCGAGGAGCAGTCCCAGACCCCCATGACCGCGACCAAGAAGCTCCTCGGGATGTAACGTGTGGCCAACCTCTACATCACCGAGTTCCAGGCGTCCGGTAACGCGGAGTCAGGAGCGCAGCTTCAAGTCGGCGTGCAGCCGGCTGTGGCGATGCAGAAGGTCTCTTTCACCACCAGTACCCAAAGCGCCGAGTTCGACGAACGGACTCGGTTCATCCGCCTGCACGCCGACGCCGATTGCCATGTGGTGTTCGGGTTTGACCCCACGGCGACAACCAACCACATGCCCATGCTGGCCGACTCGACCGAGTACTTCGGCGTGTTCCAGCCGGGGCTCAAACTCGCGGTGATTGCGGCCTGACCATGGCAAGCCTCATCCAAGACGCCGGACCCGGTTACAGCCTGGTGCAAGTCAACAGCGGGCACATTGTTGCGCTCGGGAACGCTGCTGCGGGCGTTGATTCGCGCATCACAGAAGCCTCTGATGTGCGGATTACTGAGTCCGGCGATACGCGGGTGCCTGAATAATGGCTAACGTAAAGATCACAGACCTGACTGCGCTCTCTGGTGCGCTTGCTGGCGCCGACCTGTTTGAGATGGTCGATGACGTAGCCGGTACGCCTGCATCGCGCAAGGTTACTGCGGCTGTGGTGCGTGACTTCACGAGCATGGCGCAAGCCACCGGCACCGACGCAAACACCACGATGGCGATTAACACGCTGTATGTCGTGGACATGAGCGCATGGGCGACGGCAGACCGCACGTACACGCTCCCGGCGACTGCTGCGGTGGGGGATCGCATCGGCATCATGGTGACGGCGGGCGATGCATCGCATGAGCTAATCATCACGGCAGGCACTGGCGACACGCTGAACGGTATCAGCGGCGGCACGGAATGGTCGCGGCTGTTCATCACAAACGAAGTCGTCATCATGCGCTGCGTTGTGGCAAATGCGACATGGATTGTGGAGTATGACGGGCGCATTGCGTGCAATGGTTCCATAACGAGAACAACAGTCCAAGCGATGGGTTCCGGTGCGTTCAATAAGGTCAATGTTGCAACATCGGAAATAAGCGTCGGCGGCATCGTAAACACAAGCTCAAGCAGGATTGATGTCCGCAGGGCTGGTAATTACACGGTCGGAGGCTTTGCGCGGCTTGATCTTGTGACGGGAAAATCGCTGGTTGTCGGCATTGGGCTAAATGGCACAGTGGTAGCGCGGGGGCAGGGCATGTCCTCTGCTGCGGTCGGGACCATTGGTGTGGCTGGACTTGTTCCGTTGGTTGCCGCTGCTGGCGACTATTTTGAGTTGTACATATATCACGACAAGGGGGCAAACGCAGACACGGCAACCGTGTCGGATAGCGTGCCGAGGCTTTTTGCCAAGGAGGAACTCAAGTGATAACTGAAACTCTTGAGCATCTTGGGTACGCTTTCGGCAAGGATTTTGTTGTCATTGATGACGGCAGCGGCCCGCGGCTGATTTGGTACTCGCAAAGCAACAAGCCCACTGAAGCAGAGATTCGAGCGGCAGAGCCTGCAGCACTTGCTGCGCTGGCTGCGGAAGACACCAAGCGGGTGGAGTCAACCACAGCCCGCGCCGACGCGAAACGCGCATTGACGGCGCTGGACACGATCATTGCAGGCGCACCGACTGCGACGACTGCGCAGCTTCGGGCGGCGGTTGAACAGATGGCGCGGATTCAGAAGCACATCATTTTGGCGACTGTGGGGCGGTAATGGCATACCTCGGCGACATTACCCTCGGCGACACGCTGGATTTCAAGTTCAGCACGGTCGGCACCACGGGCGCACCGACGACCCTTGCGGGCACGCCTGCGGTGTCTGCATACGTCGGCAACAGCCTCACGCAGATCACGGCTGGCATCACGCTCACGGTCGATTTTGATGGCGTCACGGGCCTGCATAACGTGCGGGTAGTGGCATCTGCAGGCAACGGCTTCGCGGCGCAGACCAACGTCGATTTGGTCATCACCACGGGCACGGTCGGCGGCACTTCGGTTGTCGGGTACGTGATTGGGTCATTCAGCATTGAGAACCGCAGCACGCAGGCGTTGGCCACTGCAGCGAACCTCGCCGTGGTCGCGGGCTATCTGGACACCGAGATTGCCGCCATCAAGGCCAAGACTGACAACCTGCCAGCCGCACCGGCCGCAGTGGGCGACATCCCGACCGCTGTGCAGAACGCCGATGCGCTGCTCGGGCGCAACGTCTCGGGCGGGTCCAGCACCGGCCGCACCGTGAAGCAGGCCCTGCATGTCCTGCGGAACAAGAGCGCCGTGGCCGCAGGCACCTTGACGGTCTACGACACCGACGACACCACTAGCAGTTGGACCGCCACGGTCTCCAGTGACGCCGCTGCCGATCCGATCACGGGCATTGACCCGGCCTGATCATGGCCGACGCACGGCGCTCCCATGTCGGCTTCTGGTTCGGCGGGCTTGCCTCCCGAGCCCCCGCGGGTACAATGGGTCGGCGCTCGCATGTCATGTTTTGGCTTGGAGGACTTGCGGCGCCACCAGGCGGTGCTCCAATCGCCCGCCACCGCAGACCCTCGGGGGTCTTTCTATTCGGGCAACTCGGCAACCGTGATCCGAGATACTGAGGACTGATATGGCCGCAATCACAACCACTGGCACCCTGACCGCAGGGAACTCGCGCACCTTTGCACTGGCACCCGGGTCCGCATTGACCCTGACGCTGCTGCCGAACTGCCGCGTCACCGTCACCGAGACACCCGAGACTGTCAGCGCCTCGGATGCTGGGGGCAACTCGCCACGGACCCACAATCACCAACTCGCAGGAGTGTTCACCTACGGACCCTATGCGATGGGTGGGTCGGTGGTGGTGGACAATGCCTCGAACTCGGGGAGCACGGTGACATGGGGGCGCAAGGACACCACGGTCACGACATCCTCGGATGGGCTGTCCCTGGTGTCAGGGGATGGGACGCCGATTAGCGTTGGCGGGGCGCTGTCTGCCGCAGATGATTTCTCCCTTAATCTCGTGGCAAATGCCACGTATTCTTTCCGTATTGCCACCGCCTATCGGGTGTGGCAGGGCGTGTGCTACTGGAATGGCTGCGTCATCACGACCAGCGACCGCGACTCGGCGTTCGCAATTTCAAACACGATTGGGGTCTACTCTCTCAACGGTACGCTGCTCTATGAATTGACGGCCGCCTACACCGGCACCGACCCTGGCGGGAAAAAGATGTCGTTCGGGTCACCTTATGTGCAAGGGAACTATCTGTACGTCACGGCGTACAACTTCAACGACGGTGGGTCGCCACTCATCAGCCGGGTCGTTCGGTACACGCTCAATCCGACCACCTACGCGGTGGCGCTGGACACGACATTTGGCACCGGCGGCGCGCAAAGCATCGGCAGCGACACGGCAGAGCAAGTCTCCTTCATTAACGGCGAGTGGTACGTTTGCTACTACGACCAATCTTACATTCGCCGGTTCAACGCGTCGTGGGTGAGCCAAGGCACCATGGCGCTATCGCAGGCATTCCCGGCCGGCGGGGGGCCTCAGGCCATGATCTGGGAGGACTCTGAGGCGACGGTCTACCTTGTGATGCACGGCCCCAACGCGAACGGGGCAACGCGCTCCAGCGACATCCACAAATACACCCGCAGCGGGAACACACTGACATATGTCTCGACGCTCACTGCTCCAGGTTACGGCCTCACGCAAGGATCTTCGGCGGCTCCGTTTGGGTATGTGTGGGCGGATCGCCCAAATAACCGGGTGTGGTTTACGCCGAAGTTGATCGAGACGCCGCTGAGGGCGCACGCTCCGCGCGCGTGGCAGACCGACCTTTACAAGCCGACGCTATTGAACGGCTGGGCGCTCTTTGACGCGACCTATGACCGCATCGCCAAGGTGTATTTCGATATTCAATCCGGTCGAGTCTGGCTGGAAGGGATGATTGCCGGCGGAACGACCACGAACGGGACCGTTCTATTCAACGTCCCGGCGTACATGCGGCCAAAGTACAGCAAAAACTTCGCCGTTGTCAGCAACGAGGCATTCGGTGCGATTGGCGTTGTGGGGAACAACAAGGCGAGCGGAACGTCTGGTGACGTTATTGTCCGGGTCGCAAGCGCAACGTGGCTCTCGTTGGATGGGGTCTCTTGGCAGGTTGACGATTGATCCCATCCCCTGCCGGTCCGTATAGGAAAAGACCATGAACCGAATCGAAGAACTCTGCGCCAAGTACAAGAGCCTCAAGGGTGCCCGCGGTAACTGGGAAACCCACTGGGAGGAGATCGCCGAGCGCGTGCTCCCGCGGCAGCGTGGCTTTGTGGGTCAGCGCACAGACGGCGAGAAGAAGTCTGAGAAGATTTTCGACTCCCGGCCCCAGATCGCCCTGGACCGATCGGCCGCGGTCATGGACTCCATGCTCACGCCGCGCCAGTCGAAGTGGCACAACCTCCGCACGACCGACGAATCCCTGAACCGGCAGTTCGCGGTGCAGCAGTGGTTCTACCAGGTCAACAACATCCTGCACGCGGCCCGCAACTCCCCGAAGGCCAACTTCGCCGGCCAGAACTTTGAGCGGTGGATCTCGCTCATGGCGTTCGGCACCGGGAGCCTGTTCACCGACTTCCAGCCCGGCACAGGCTTGCGGTATCGCTGCATCAACCTCCGCGACACCTACTTCCTTGAGAACCATCAAGGGATCATCGACTCGGTGTACCGCTGCTTCAAGTTCACCGCTCGCCAGGCGGCGCAGAAGTGGGGTGTCAATGAGTTGCCTGAGAAGGTCGCCAAGGCGCTGGAGAATCCGAACCGTCAAAACGACCAGTTCGAGTTCCTGCATGTCGTGGTGCCGCGCACCGACTACAACTCCGACCGGGTGGACGCCAAAGGCAAGCCGTGGGCCTCGTACTACATCTGCATGGACGGTCAGAAGCAGATGGGGCAGGAGGGTGGGTACAACAGCTTCCCGTACAGCATCGCCCGCTACGTCACGGCACCCGAGGAGGTCTACGGGCGCTCGCCGGCCATGACCGCGCTGTCCGACATCAAGATGCTCAACGAGATGTCCAAGACCGACATGCGTGCGGTCCACAAACTCGTGGACCCGCCGATCCTGCTGCACGATGACGGCATCCTCGGCGGCGGGGCGATGACGGTCAACATGCGCCCGGGTGGGCTGAACCCCGGAGGCGTGGACCGCAACGGTCGGGCGCTGATCCAGCCGTTCAGCACGGGCGCCCGGGTCGACATCAACGAGCAGAAGATGGAGCAGCGCCGCGCCGCCATTGACGATGCGTTCCTCGTGAGCCTGTTCCAGATCCTCGTGGAGACCCCGCGCATGACCGCCACCGAGGCGCTGATCCGGGCCCAAGAGAAGGGGATGCTCTTGGCCCCGACGATGGGGCGTCAGCAGTCGGAGTGCCTCGGGCCGCAGATCGAGCGCGAGATCGACCTCCTCATGTTCCACCGCATCCTGCCCCCGATGCCGCCCGAACTGGTGGAGGCCGGGGGCGAGTACGAGATCGTCTACGACTCCCCGATGTCCCGGATGCAGCGGGCTGAGGAGTTGGTGGGTGTGCAGCGGACCAT